TCATAAATTAATATCAACATCCCAGCATTTTTTCCATGTTGATCCGTTATCTGTACTTTTGTACAAGCAAAATTCATTATCACCAACATGAAGATCGTATGCTGTGCCTGTTTTTGTCGAAACTCTCAAAATAAAACCCGGAATAGATGATACCGTATTATTTAACACAAGAAGTTGTTCAATCGGAAAATCTGGTATAGTGCCAACATTGAAAAAATCCCAATTGTTCCCAAAATCTTTACTATATGCATGCTGCAGAACTCCTTTTAATTCCGGTATAGTTTGTATTCTGCTTACATTTCCTGTCCCATCATGCGCGCTTAAAGCAATAAATTGTCCGGATTGGGAAAGTGCTGTTTTAGTTTTTTGGAAGTCATCATCTGTCACTATATTCAAATCACTGTTTGATTTTTATGCCACTTTAAAATACGCCTCTTTTACCGATTCTTTGCTTACACTGCAGTAGATCATCGTGGTGTCTATTTTGCTATGTCCTAAAATTGCCTGTATATATTGTATTGGAAGTCCCCTTTTTGCTGCATTTGTTGCCATTGTCCTGCGAAAACGGTGCGGATGTACCTTTTCTACACCAGCTCTTCTTCCAATCTGGCGAACCAAATGCTCGATGCTGCACTTTGACATCCCTGTCCCTCTTTTATTTAAAAATAACGGGGAAGATGCATTCCAACTTCGTTCTGCCAAATAGCGTTGTAAATAATACATTGCATTATCACTTATATATACGGTACGTTCTTTATTCCCCTTTCCCAGTACTGTGCACTCTCCTGTTCGGAAATCTATATTTTCCATGCGTAAATGAGCCACTTCTGAAACACGACAACCTGTGGAAAGCATAAACTCCACCAGTGCCTTTTCTCTCGAAGTCTTCAGGCAGTCCCGGATTTTCTCCATTTCCGCAGCAGAAAATGGCTTCTTATCTACTTTTTTCTGTTTGATGCGCTTGATTCGCAACATTGGATTCTTAGAAATAATCTCTTCTGCTGTCAACCATGCAAAGAACGTAGACAGAAATCGCCGCTTATTATCTACCGTTACGGAGCTCACTTTGTGCGTACTCTGATACTTAGCAAGATGAAAACGAATGTCATTTGTTCGGATTTCCGCAAAATCTTTTGGAATATCTTCGAGAAGTTTCACAACCGCATCCCTGTATTGTTCCAGTGTACGATCAGAGTGCCCTTCTAAGCGCATAGATGCTATATAAGTTTTGAGGATCTTCTCGTTTCCCTGCTCATTAACCGGCACTAAATCCGTACACTGCTCCACTACTTCATATTTACAAAAAAGAGCAGTCAATGCGATATCCACTTCATTGATCTGCTCTTTATCCATCTTCTTATCCAGTATTGCCAGCAATTCTGTACGAAACTTTTCTTCCATTGCAATCTCCTATCCTATATGGTTTTCTTTCCATTATAGGACAAAGCAATTATTTTTGGGCATATTCCTCACCGGTAATTTCTTTGTACTCTTCTTCCGTGATCCACTTTCCAACTGCATTTTGCACACGCGCTTTGCTCCAATATCCGCGATCGTAATATTCTTTTACCTTGTTATAATTCTTACTCATCTAAACTTACCTCCATCTGCATTGCCATATAGTCAAGATCTGCTCTCTGCTTTTCGATGCTATCTGTGTTTGCTTCTGTTTTTGCCGCATTCTCTGCCAGTCTCACAGATACTTCCGTAATACGCTTTTCCGTATAATCAGCTTCTTTTCCGAGGATTACCGTTTTTGTATCCCCCTGTAATTCAATTTTCTCCAAAACAACATAACCCGGGATCACAGATGTAAGTACATCCTCGTCCGTATAAATTTCTAACCGGGCAAGACTTTCTTTATCCGAAAAGATCGTCTGTAAATTCTCACAGGTTTCATCATTGATTATAATATGTAGGTTTCCTTCTTTGTGATTGGCATTTACAATATCATACATGCCTTTTAACGTTTTTAATTTCATAATTTTAGTCCTTTCTTTTCATGGTTTTATATTAAACAGTGATTTGAGTGCTAATCCAATTTCCAAGTATTTTAAGGTTTCGTTTAATGTCGAAAATGACAGCATTAAAAATAGAATTTTTTCGTTACAAGATTCTGGATTCAAGTGCGGTGTATTTTGTTCAAACAATTCATGCAAAGATAATCCACAAACTATATCTTGGTATAATATATTTTGGTTCGGAATGTCCTCGGAAGCTGTAATAATAGCAGGAACTACATGGGAACAATTTTTATATTATGGAACATGTAACAATGCAGAAGAATTTCGTGATAAAGATATAATCTGGAAAAAACTATCAACAAATTAAATATCATGCAAAATAAAATTGCCCTCCCAAACAGTAACATAAGCTATAAAGTTTCGTGGACTTATCAAGAAACCTGATGCAAAATTTACCTTACTTGGCGTACCGTTCCAAGCAAATATAGTTAAAACGTAATCGCCAACATTCTGTAATTCTGTGTTTTTACTAATGGTGTTCCAATAATCTGTTGCAATTTCTCCGATATTATAAATTCCAACCCCTCCGGATATATCTGTATCGGATGTCCAAAACCTAATATATTTTCGGGGAATAAAATTTGTGACGTCATTTAAGTCAGACAAATCACTGTTTAATTGCGATATCTGATTTGCCATGGTTCCCTCGATGGTCGGATTTGCCTGTCGTGCATCGAGGGCACTTCCGGCTTCTGTTGCAGTGTTATTGTTCACTATTGCTGGCTTGCCATCCAGATCACTATATTTTCCGGAAAATGCGACCGTCTTTAAATCCGTAAAGAATTTAGCAATCTTCCCCAAGATCTTCGGCATTTTTTCCTTGGATGCAATGTTTTCTCTTTTTTCTGCCACTGTAAACTCCGGCTCCTGTAATGCATCCGTTGCATTTTCTCTTGTTTTCATCTGCTCATCAATCTTTTTCAGATTGGCATTCACGACTTCCACATCATAATCATCCTGCGGATCATCCATCTGCAGATCATAATACTTTGTCTTTGTCATGGCAGAACCTCCTCTCTCAGCTGTCTGTGTGTATAGTTATGTAACTGTGCATGCGTAAATTTGTGTAAAACTGCATGCGTATTATAAATAAGAAGAACTTTGTAGCATATATCCTCTGGTGACATACGCCGGATCAGTTCTTCAACAACTCCGACACGATCCGCTACATTCAATTTCAGATGCACGAGTATGTAATAATGCTCCTCATCTGAATACAGATCATAATTGTTTTCTCCTAGGCTGGCATTTAAACATTTTACAAGTGTCGGATGCGTATACGGTATCCGTTCATTCCACCGCATTGACACACGCGACCGACGGAGTTCTAAATTTTCACCAGCACCTGGAATGATATGTAAGATTCTTTCGAACCGCTCGATACCTTCTGCATCTGAAGTTTCTATGAATGCATTTCGTAATATTTTAGTAGTATCCATGTTAAGAGCCGCCACCTGCTTATCCTCGCTCTGCATCAATTGCTTCATTTCTTCAAACTGTTGCATAAACGGCGGCAGATAATCAATCATTTTTTTAGCCACTTACATCACCTCTTACCGGAATTGCATCTTCATCCAATGTTACATTTTCAGATGCACCATTCAGTTTCACATCTGTAATATCCAATATCCCATCAATCAGAAGCAACCGGGATTCAATCTGGCTCTTACGCACCACCAGGTTATCTTCATTACTCCAATCAGCAGAAAGTTCTGTAAAATACCCATCTATTGTCGACTGCATATCGGATTTCAAGGATTCAAATGAATATCCGTTCTTATATACCGCAGTAACTGTCACAGCAACAGGAATTTCTTTCACTGCCATAATCTTTACCACATGTCCGATAGGTGCCAGCCCATATCCCTCCCCGGTCTTATCATCCGGGTCAACATCATTCTGCACTTTCTGTACTAATGTAGCAGATGGAGCTTTAAACTCTGAGGATATGATATACACCCGAACAGTACCACCCACTGTCAGTAATTTATCCTTTGCCGCATCATGTACCGCTTTCAGCCATGCATATACTTCGGCCCCAACGGTTTCCACAGACTGCTTTCCAATCCACTCCGTAACTGCAGCAACAGGAATAAACTTTACTGGATCATATCCTTTTTCCCACATCCGGATAACTTTGCATGCACCAACTCCATCAATGGCCGATACACGCTCCTTATAATCCGGATTATTGCCGCAGAAGCTTGTATTGGAAAATCCCTCGTAATAACGTTCACGGAAATCTTCCACATCTTCCTCATCCTCGCCAGGGATCAAAACCTCTGTAAGTTCCGCTGATTCCATATCATTCAGATCATTCTTTGTTTCAATCGTAAGCAATGATCCCAACTGCTGATTTCCAACATTACCGGCAGTCTCACATGTTACCTGATACTCTCCGGTTGCTGCATCCATTACAGATGTTACCTCATAGTTCAGATCACCAAGGTTAAACCGGTCCCCGATCGCTATGGCTGTATTGGACGGACTAACAACCATCTTGCATACCGCATTGGTCTCTTCTTTGGGATATACTCCGTTTTCAGCTGCACGCTTGATCAAATAATAATAGGATGCTGTATCTGCATATACCTCATTCACAATCATATCCATATCGATATACGTCTGCGCCAATTCCATGGCAATCGGTGCTATTGCATCATAAATTATCGATCCCTCGCGCTTGTCCAGCTTATCGCTTACGGATGCAAGCATTTCTTCCATGATAGAGTCGAAGTCTTTGTTTTCAAACACTAATATTCCACCTCCGTTTCCAATCCACTTACTTTATCACCTTCTGCCGTAATTACAGAGAACGTAACGTGCAGAGCTTTCTTTCCCACCGGTTCCATCTCAAAATCTTCACAAGATTCAAAACGATCATCTGCAGTAATTGCATCCGTAATCCGATTTGGCACTTCTGACATAACATAAGATAGAGGCTTTCCCCTCAAGTCCTGAAACTCCACTCCATAATCCCATGAATAAATTACATTTTTATATCGCTCTGTGTTCAAGATTTTCAATATTGCCTGCCGGTTTGCCTCTTCTCCGTCTGCTTTGCCAAGAAAAATGCTTGAATCGTTCTCAATGGTTCCTATCTGCATTGCATATGTAAGAGACGGATCATTTTCCACTTCAAAGCCGGTCATATCATCCTCTTCATCGTCATCATCATAATTTGTCGGAATCATTCCTTCACCACCTTGTCTATTACCACAAACTCCTGACCACCGCTTTTGCGCATCATCAACACTTCATCTCCGGCTTTTAAGGCATTGTGAATCATAATCTTTACATTTTCCAACACAATGTCATCACCAGTTCCGCCCGATCGGTTCTTCGTTTTCCATCCATACTCTTTTTTGATTGTTACTTCAACCTCATGATCCGTCATACTTTGTGGCACCATTAAAAATTCTTCCCCCATTTCAAAAGAGTTTGTAATTTTCACTTTCAGAGGATCTTCGCTGGTAACCACACCGGTCACATAATCACACATCTTTGCAGCCCGTACCGCATCCATTGCAATCTTCTTGATTAACTGCACCAGATTTCCGCTACTCACTAAAATCACCTCCAGACACTACCAGGTCCATCGTATATTCACAATTTTTAAATGTGTGTGTCACTTTCTCTACCAGCATATAATTCGCAATTTTCATATCTTCCAAATCAAGCATGACCGGCACAAGCGATCCTCCACGCACTTCACTATTTCCAATCACACCAGATATTGTAAGTGTCCGCTTCTCATGACTATACAATTTCAATAAAGCCTGTGCTTTCAGCTTCCCAATATCCGGACTATTGATCTCATCCGTAAACTGCAACGTTCCCCATTTTGCGATTTTCTTATTGTCACGTACCAGATAAATTCCATAACTGGTTCCAGTATTTTGACTTGTTGATGTCTTTGTACTTCCTTTTTTCTTCTTACTGGATTTCTTTTTCTTATAAATCAGCTTGATCTGGTTATACACATCTGTATCAATCGTTGTTTTGTAGGAATAATCTTCTCCTGTTTCCGCATCTACCAGACAGGTATTTACCTTCATCTTTGCCACATCAGTCAAGCACAATTTTCCAACATTATCATAAAAAAACATACGTCTTTCCTTTTACCATTAAAGTATCATCCAACGCGTTTTGAATCATATCGAACAATGCCATATTGTCCTCAACCGCTGATCTGCGCCATCCTGTCTTTGCCAGTGTGCCGCATTTTAACAGGAAGCGCTTTGCAATAATCCGAATTACTTCATCTGCTGTTTTTTTACTATAGATAAGTGTGTCTTTGTTTTTCAGATACCTAAGCTGATCATATACGGTATACGATGCCATTCCATCTTTCTTAACTTCTTTCGTGAAAACAAAGCCATAGAAAAACTTCTTAGCGTCCACAGTGACAAGAACTTCATTTCCCATGCCTATGAAAAATCCTTTTTCAACTTTTGCTGTGAAAGTAAATTTGCCAGGTGTGCTGTCTCTTTCCCATACAACCTTTGCTCCATCTTCCACTGGTACTGTAAATTTCTTTTTCCCATTATTTACAGTAATCATTACATTGCCATTCGGTATTTTTCCCGTTTCTGCTTCATCGGCTTTTATTGTTTCCGCTTTTGCCTCATGACGCGATAATATTTTCTGCAGATATTGCAATTCTTTCTTGGAATCCTTTTTTTCACCAGAACCGGATGAATTATTTCCAGTATTTACATATTTTGGCGTGCCATAACCGGTAATTGTGGCATTATTCAAAGAATATGTCCGCCGCGCTACCTTATCGGATGTATTTCCTTCAATAGTATGTAACTGGCCACCACTAACACTTTCAACAATTCCTACATGGCTGCGGCCTGTTTTAAAATAAACAATATCCCCTCTTTTTGGCGTGTACTTCCCTTTATACTTAAACTGTCCTTTCTTTTGATACCACTGCATACCATAAGCTACGGATGCCGTTTTCGGAACAATGGAAGTAGATACCCCGGCTTCATGTGCACACCATGAAACAAACGAATGGCACCATGCAGCACCATTCGCTCCTGTATATACTCCATATTTGGTTTTATTGCTTCCCTGCTCCCGGTACCCGATCTCGCCAATCGCTACATTAACGATATCTTTCATCAGCTACCACCTCCCGGAAGTTTCAATACCGTTCCTGCATACAAATAATGACCATTCGATGATGATTTTCGTCCATGCTTACGAGCTGCATTTTCAATCGTTTTCTGGTTTAACTGATAGAGTTTCTTCCATGCAGATGCATTGTTCATGTGTTTCTTCGCAATTTTCATAAGCGTGTCACCAGATTTTATCTTGTAACTTTTGGCTATAGCTTTCGTTTTCTTCCGTTGTTTTTTAACCGTAACAACCGTTTTCTTTTTTCCGGACTTTGTCTTTTTGTCTTTCGGTACAAGTTTCTTTGCTCCCCAGTGACGGTATTCTTTCATGTTAAGCTTTACACACACATCTGATCCGTATTTATCTGCATCTTCCATGATCTCATAATCTTCAATGGTCACATCCATTATGATATCTTCGATAAGATGTTTATCTGATACTTTGTAACGATTAAACTTTAGCGTGACTGGGTTTTTCTGATTTTTCCATTTCTCCAATTTCGAAAGATAATATGCCGCTCCCACCTCTGCTCCTTCACAGGAAAAAGGGTATTTATTAATTGGTAACAGCAACTCCGGAATTGTAATATCAGACAATCCCGGAGACTTAATAAGATTAACCTCTCCCTCATTTATGAGAGTTATGGTCTTATTTTTGTTATTGATCTTGATGTCAAGAGACCCTGGGGTCACTGGAAAAAGGACCCCATCAATATATAATTCATACATCTTTAGTGTTCTCCTTCCGCTGCTGCATTCATTTCTTCCTCAATTTTGCTACGCAAATGTTCCGCCATTCCATCTAAATCTATATCATTGTTTACGTTGTTATGGTTGATCATCTCAACCTTGATCTGTGCTGTTGTAAATTTATTCACGTACTCACGATCCGCAATATCTCTTAAATACTTCAGATCCTCACTGGATGCAGATAATGTATTTGCCGTTTTTGCGGTATTCTTGGCAGTGTCTGCTGTATTTGCCGCTGTTGCTGCGTTACTGGACGCAAGCGCATTTGGATAATTATTCGCATTTGGAATATTGGTAGCCTTTGAAGATAAGGTATTCTTTATTTTACTGGTTACACCATCTCCCCATGCTGCTCCGGCAGTATATGCCTCCTTTGCCCATCCGTTCTGGTAAGTGTCATACGTTTTTATTCCTTTACTAAATGCAGCCGACACACTGGTATAATCTTTTGTACTTCCGGAGGCTGTAGCCGCTTTTGATGCGTAATTATCTGCCGCCCCCGTAATTCCAGAATAGTCAAAATCTACAAAAGGAAGTTTATTCAATGCAGAACAAATACCAGATACTACAGTAAGCGCTGTAGACAGCATGTTGTACCAGAGTGCCTGTACATGACTAATCGCATTGTGAAAAGCAATCTCAACATTGGTTGCACATGCTCCCCCTGCGTTCCATATTCCAATAAAAATATCTGCAACTGATAATCCCCAATTTTTAAAATACTGGATAACAACATTGATTCCTCCGCAAATTGCACCAAATGTACTTTGGGCAATATGTCCAGCTCCTGAAAAATGATTACATAACGCAACCAACACAATGATCAACGCCATAATTCCAACAACTATCCATGTTAACGGGCAAGACAACATTGCAGTATTTAGCCCGTACTGTGCCGCGGTTGCAGCCGCAGTTGCACTTGCTTCTGTTCCTGTTGCTGCTGCGTGCGCATATGATGCAACACACATTGTAATCTTAATTCCTGTTGATATCATATCTATTGCGTTCGTAATGCCAACATAAGTTGCATAAGCCGCTAATGCTGCAACCACACCATAAACAACAGGACCTATAATTTGCCAGTTGTCTTGTACAAAGGTTCCTATTGATCCAATTCCTTCAAATATATCAAGTACCACACCTGCTACTACTGCAAGATCATTTATTGCATTTGTAGCAAACTCCTGAAACCCGTCTGTATTTGCAAGATCATTAAGTCTCTGTAGAACCGGCTGAAATGCCATAGTGGCATTATTTTGAAATACCGTCCACATTTGCCCCCATGTCATAGGCATAGATTCAAAATTAGCATTTATCTCATCTGTTGCCGCAAATACTGCTTGTTTCACAACATCTGCCGACAGTTCCCCATCTTGTGCCATACTTCGAATCTTACCTATCGGGACATCAAGATAATCTGCAATATTTTGAATCAGATTCGGTGCCTGTTCAAAAATACCGTTCAACTCATCTCCACGCAGCACACCAGATCCTAACGCCTGTGATAACTGCAATTCTGCATTAGCTGCTTCCTGCGTAGACGCTCCCGCAATTGTCATCTGCTTTTGGACTAAATTTGCGAACTGGACAACTTCTGCACTGGAACTAAATGCATCTTTCGCATTATTACCAAATCGGGCAACTACACTTGCCATATCTCCTAATGATCCTCTGGCATCGTTTGCAGCCACATAAACCATGTTGTACAAATCGGCCGTACTCTGCAATCCGTCATTCATCATATTTAATCTGGAAGTGGTCTGTGTGATCTCATCCGATGTCTGCAAAATTTTTCCAGCCGTCTGAATACTCAGGTACGCCCCTGCCATTCGTTTAATTGCCGAAACTAAATTCGATGATTCACTTGCACCGTTTTGCAATGACTGATTAAATTGTTCCTGTCTTCGAATATTATCATTGATCGGACTACTCGCCTGTTGCATTGTTTGATTGAATTCTTCAGCCGCTACAGTTGCCTGTGCAATTTCATTCCGGGCGGCTTCCAATGATGTAGTATCCACACCAGAATTCATTGCCTGGTTCATATCATAAATCGAAGAAATTGCCATATTGACAGAACTGATTATATGCATAAGGGGAGCACTAAAGTTATCCGCCAATTGTATTCCTGTTGTTATGTAAGCCATACCATCACCGTCCTTCTGCTTCCCTTGCTATCCTCTTTGCTTCTTTCTTTTCCGCTTCAATCCTTATATCTATACAAGCAATAATAAAAGCCTTTTCTTCGTCCTCTAAAGCAACCCACTGGGAAGGGAGAATGTGAAGCTTGTGCAATGCATAATATGCATAGTTAGACTCCACATCCCCTTCCTCAATTAGTTTTTTGCCTGTTTAGTCTTATCCTCTAAAGTATCAAATCCCTGGAACTTCTGAACCCATTCAGAAAGATCCTGATATTCTCCCGGCTCATCAATCATTGCATATAACAAATCTCCCGGTGTTTTCACTCCATAAGAATCCTGAAGCTCTGCATTACACAAATCTGGTTCGACCACACTTTCCGAGATCAGTTCATTCAGATATCCTGCTGTATCTAATTTAGGCCGAAACATATTAGGTTTTCCATTGATTTGTACATCCTTGGTGTGCTTTTCTCTAATAGTTTCATTCTCCTTTGATGATACCGGACGAAATACAAAATCAAGTGGATTACCTTTTTCATCAACAAAAGCCTTTGATGGTGCATATGTTCCATTCTCTCTCTTAATTTTGTTTTTTGCTAAAAATCTACTTAAATTTGACATACTACTGTCCTCCTATTTTCATTACAAATCCCCTCATGCTACGCACAAGGGGATATATTGTTTACGCTGCAAGTCCAATAATTTCTTGAAACTCTTTCGGCATATCAAAATCATCAAATGTGAAGCTAACATCCTCGTCCAGATATGAGTCAGAAGATGCATCAAATTTCGCAAGCACTCCACTGTCAATGTTGCACTGTAAAAGAGTGATTGTCTGAGATCCTGCAGCACTGGATGGATCATCATTCGTGATCTGAATTTCGAAATAGACATCCTCACCAGTGTTTTTAAAATCAAGCATCATTTTACGGAAAATGCTCGTATTATAATGTATTGTACAAGATCCGGTTCCTTCCCATGATACCGACTTATTTCCCTTTCCTGTCTTGCCAAGAGTTGGAACCTTTGCCTTGTTCTTCTTGAAATTCGCTTCAAGCTTGATTGCGGTCATCAGATTGTATCTACGTTCACCAATTGTCACGTAGCACTCTGCAAGAGCTGCAGAGATAGAATCCTTTGCAAGCATCACATTATTCATTTATACTTCACCCCCTTATTTCACTACTGTAGTCATGTACATAATACTCATGGCATTTACAACTTCAACCGTATTATTAACGACTACCGATTTCTTTGATTCTCCCTGTTCCACGGTGACATTATCCCGCTTGAAATTCTCAATAGCCCGCAAATTCTGTAATTTTTCACGGATCTCGCACAGCCCACTTTTCAAGCTGTTCCGCCCTGGATCATCATTTGGGAACTTCCCACGGAACCGTGTCTTAAAGAGCAGTGCATCATCATTTGCAAGCTGGTCTACAACCCTGATTGTCTGATTGTCGCAAAAAAATTCGTTGCAATCTTCCGTGATGGTTATGTGTGTATTGATATCACTTAGAATCTCAATTTCATCATCATTTCTATCAAACACAAGCTGTCCCTTTTTGATATAATCTTCCAGATCATTGTCAATTGGCTCAATGGAAAATTCACCATCGTACACTCTGCCCTCGCAGGACTTATTCACCGCAGTGGAGCATTCCACCCCGGTAAGCCAATATACAGCGGATGCTTCCGGCCAGCCCTCGTCCGTCGTTTTATTCGGTGTGGAAATAACTCCCATATAGTCAGCATCCGACTTGTAAAGCACAAGCTGAAACTTCTTACCAACTTCATCACGCATACGCTTTACATATGCCACATACAGCCTCTTGGTCACCTCATCTGTAACCACAACGCCCATCGTATTAAATCCGTAGGCTTCTGCCTTTGCCAGATACTCCGCATGCGCATCGCCATTGACGACACCATTCGTTCCACCAGACAGTGCTGCCGATGCAACTGCTGCAAGTTCCAACGTATCTGTTTTAAATGTCACAAAGTCATTATCTTTCAGATCAGCCGCTTTTTTTACATTCTGTACTTCAATTCTGGACGTATCAAGATATGTAGTTACATTCCACGACTCTGGATCATCCACGTCCTTTGCTATGGAGATCCTGATCGCATTGCCGCGTGTCCCCGTGTGCTTAGCTGTAGCATAATCATTGGACGCTTTTGTCCCGCCGCCGTTTAACCGGTATGCATACAGCACCAAGGTTCCGCCAGCAAACAGATCTCGCAGTCCTTTCATCTTATCGTCGGTATAACTATATCCGAATATCTTTTTCGAATACTTCTGCATATCCGCTGTAGTAACCTTAAAAACCGTATCATCCGGTCCCCAGTCAAGTTCCAGCGGCATTGTTGCAATACCACGATCCGACAGTGCCGCGGATGCAATCCCTGCGCTCACGACATTGATATACGCACCTGGGATTACTTTGTTCTGGGTTACCCATGTTCCTCCGCCAAATGGCATTTATCTCACCTCTTTCTTCAGATAATCGCCGATGATCTTATCCACCTGCGCGATCGTATATGTCTTTCCGTTTTCCAACAGTGCCTCCAACAGATCCCGCTTTTTCTTATAGCGTTTGGATTCTGCCAGCTGCTGCTTTGTAAATACATCCGCAGATACCTGTGGTTTTACTTCTGTATTTGTTTCACCCATATCGCACCTATCCTTTCAAATGTAATATTGTTGTCATAGTTTCCATAAGAGGAGCCGGAGTCTCTACCTTGCGGACGAAATAATTGTAATTTACAAAGAAATTCAGCACTCCGTCTGTAATCTCATGATGCATGTCCGTCCCTCGTACCGGCCTGTCTGCATCCAAAGGCGTAATATTCTCCAACGCCCATAACATACGATCAGCTACATCGCGGCATTCACTATTCGGATTGTCCTCCGATTCCGGGAAATACTGTATACAAAATGGATTGTCCATCAAATACCGTTTGGATGGGAAATCTGTCTTGGATGGATTTAAGAGGGTAATAAAAAAGCAAGGCTCTTTCAAGTCCTGCTTTATTTCCTCTGTATAAATTTCATAATCATCCCCAAACTCTTGGTTCAGGGCAATTGCTATCCCGGCTATCACGTTGTTAATCATTGAATGCCCCTTTCAAAAATTCATAAAATTCTGCTTCTAACTGTTTTGGAGCAATTCTCTTTACATCATTTTCCGATTTTGTCATCATAAGTTTTCCCGGAACCCATGCTTTCTTTAATCGTTTTCCCAAGGCAGGAACATATCTTCCTGGAGTTTGTACATGTCCGTATTCAACATAACTTGCATATTCTATCGGATTCTTAATTTCAATTATGTATTGCTTTCCAGACTTTTTCACCTGTACTCCATTTATATATGCAAGTATTTCATCCATAGAAACTCTTCCGCCTTTCGCAGCCTCTTCTGGTGTTTTTGAAATCCACCCACGGTGTAAAACACCGCCTTTTCTTCCCGATGGATTTATCCTTTTAGTATACTGCTCACCTTTTTTATGCTTTTTACCGTCACGCTTTGCTGTTGCAGTGACCTCATAAGAATAATTTCCAACTGGAGTACGTTTAATAACATATGTAAGTAATCTGGCAGCAAGTTTCTTCGCACTTGCTTCACAAAACTGCTGCCGTTTTGCTTCATCCTCCAGTTTTTTAAGATTCTCCTGTAGCTTTACCAACTCCCGCATATCCACGCTTCCCATTCCCATCATGCATACCTCTCTGATAATTGCAACACAATCTCCTGATGCGTCGAATATACTGCTGCCACACCGCCGCATTTATAGTTTTTTGTCACACCAGCCTGTGTTACTGTAATCTTTGCTCCCGGCTTGATCTGCACGTCCGGAGATAAAAACAGCTTTGTGACCTGTGCCGTCTTTGCTGCTGATTCCGTCTGATCCACTGCACTGACACTGGAATACGACAGTCGACATGGTTCATCTTCCAGTACCGCAACATCCTTTTCCGTGGTAATCTTTGTTTTGGGATCCTTCACTTTCTGATGCTCCATAACGGTACATCTGCCATCGTATGTGGCTTCCTGTGCTTTCCTTGCAAGCGCCTGCGCCTGTTTGATTGCATCCGCGATCATTTCCATGCCACCTTTCTGTATCGGTTCAATGAGGACTTATAATTTTTCAGCACTGTGTCCTTGAAATTATCATCCACATACTGTCGGAATGATGTAGATGTATCACCCTCGGAAATAGAGGAAACCGAACCAATGGCTCCCGTCTCGCTCCCGATATTCTCATTCCGGTACAGATCCATCGCCATGCGGTAGCCGGTGTTTACCAGTCCTGCCGGCATTTCCTCCACATGGCAATAGTTCTTGATGGTTTCCTCCACATCCGCAATGACAAATTCAAGCACCGGATCCTTGGAATCATCCTCAATTCCAAGGAGTGCCTTTAACTTTGCCAGCTCCATAGGCTACCCGATCTTGTGCTTGATCGCTACGATTCTAAGCTGCTTTGGCTCGTATACCGGATTCCAGTTCTCTGCCATTGCAAGCTCTGCTCTCGTTGGTGTCTCCACATGTTCACGCTTTGCTCCGGTGTATGCGATTCCTCTCGGATGCAGGATAAACGCTCTACGGTTAATCAGATAATCAATACCACCACCGGTCTGTTTGTCACGATCAACCTCTGTTGCTACATGACCGACCGGAGAACCATTTCCATATGCGATTGCTCCATTTCCAAACAGATATGTGGTATACACACCATTTTTAGCATCCACCGGGCAACCATCATCCACGGTCACACGTCTGCCCTGGTAGGTGTCAAACTCAACATCTGTAGAATCACGCTCGGTCTCAATCAGGTTCAGTTTTTTCAGATAAGACTTGGTCGCAGAGTGCATTGCTATGCCGGATAACTGCGCCTGTGCATCACCAAGAAGCTGGCACGCATCGATAAATGCAGATGCACTGATCTGCTTTGCGGCATCCGTCTTTCCAATAGTCAGATCAAGGATATGATCCGCCATTCTGGTCTCTGCCGCCGGTGTTCCACTATCTCCTGCGGTAGTGGTTCCAAACACACCGGACAGGATCGCGATCAACTCTTTCTGCGTATCTCTCGCCCAGTAACCAGCTACCAGATCACCGATCGCTTTCATCGGATCTGCTCCTGCCAGTGCTGCAGAAAGATTACTTGCTCCCCACATATTCTGACGAAGGATGGTTGTAGATACATCCTTGTTGGAGCCAATTTTCTTCGGTGTCATTTTTACGTCTTCAAGGATTGCTTCGGATTCTCCCTGTAAATCCTCAAAAAACGGCATGTTGTGTGTTCTTGCCGCTTCGGATGCAAGCGTATCAAATTCCGGGCTGTTTACCACGATCCCCGACTGGAAAAACGCGGACAGCTCCATTGTTCTGTTGATTACATACCGGTTAAAAAGCTCCGGTACGATCACGTCTGCAATTTTTGTAATTGCCATAAATCATCTTCCTTTCATACTGTTATAATGTTACTCCGACGGCTGCGGCCAGTGCCTTTGCCTGCTCCGGATTGGATTTTAAAAGTTCACCCTGTTTGGTCAGATTGAACGTCTCTTTTGCAAATGGGTTCGCAGTTCCTGCGCCGCCGGTGCCACCCTGTGGATGATACGGTGGCTTCGGCTGTTCCTGTTTGAACAGATGTGCCATTGTCTTATCTTCTTTGTACGGCTTTACTGCTTCCTCTACGCCGACCGGCTTACCCTCTTTGTCAAATGTGAACTTGTCAAGTCCACCAGCTTTGTAGATCAGATAATCCGGATCAAGTACGCCCTGCTTTGTGAGGGAATCTTTCAGCGCATAGGTCTTTGAGATCTGGTCATTGGCTGTCTGCTGATCTTTTAACTTCGTCTGCAGATCCGCAATGGTGTTCTGTAATGTCTCATTGTCTGCATTGTTCTTTTTCAGATCCCCGATTGTGGTATTAAGCGTTTTAATCTGACCGGCAAGATTCTCTTTTTCTGCCACGGCGGTATCATACTTACCTTTGTCAACATACTGACCAGATCCAAGGTCTGCGATTTTCACCTGCTTCTCCTTATTCTCCGGCTTTCTGTTATAGGCATTGACGGTATCAGACACCTGCTTATAGAGATCCTCGCCTAAAATGTCTTTTAAAAATTCCATAGTTTCCTTTCCTGCACCGTTTTTAAGCGTGGTGTCTCCACAGCAGTATGCAGTTTTGATGCCATACATAAGGGCAAATTGCCGCAGTTTAAACGTCATAAGGCTTTCGGACAATATAAAAACAGGACTGCCGGAGAAACTTACTTAGCGTCACCTCTGCGCTGTTCGGTTCATAGATTTCCGGTTGCCCTGTTATTATTGATTTTGGGTATGAAAATACCACCATATCATTTCTGACTGGTGGTAACTTTCAATTTTACATTTCTATCATTTTCCGGATCAGTTCCAAATCAGTCACTTCAAGTGTTACTGTTCCTTCCAACGGATCCATATCTTCAAAGCGAAGTCCTGAGAAGATCAATCTTTCACAAGACTGCTCTCCCTGCACATCTCCGACTGCTTCATATACTTTTCCGGTATTAAATGTATCATCTGACTGATACTCAATATTCTGGCATAAAATAAAGGATGCATAGATTTTCTTTTCACCTTTGCATCTTCTCCCAAGGACAAGTGTCATACTCTGGTGCTCTGTGATCTCTATTTTCCCAGCAAATTGTGCAAGTGGAAATCGTCTGCCAGCTGTGATCACATTCAATGATGCGTTTTGAACATCTAATGTTTTTATAAGTTTCACCATACTATCACCCCTGCTTTTCTTCAAAATGCGGACATTTTACATTTTTTCCATTCCAAATTTCAGATGGAAGATTTTTGGGATAAGCATCACAATATTTTGAAAAATCGTTTCTTGAGCCTCTGTATTTACTGCAGTTCAAACATACGCAAAACAGATTCAGCTTATATCTATCTATTTCATATGGTTTATATTTGCTCATGACAATTACCGCCTTTCAAATCTAGGTTTGACATTATATATTTCATACAATCTTTCCCAAGCAGCCTCTCCAAGTAATATGATCGCATCCTCTTTTTTCATTCCATGTTTCACTTCATCATAATATTTATCTTGTAATTCATATATAATTTCGTCATATGTATCACTAAATGTCTTGAAATCTGGAAGTTTTTCTACCTGTTCATTATATTCTAACACATATGTACCGTTTTCCCCACAGGTTCTGAAACTTTTGACTTTATAATTTACCAGCAGATACAGATCTTCTGGGGACGGTGGCGTACTCAATGGATGATTATGAGTAACATCTTTTCCTTTCATCATTTTAAGCTGATACTTCGTAAATTCTATAGTATCCTCATTTCCCAACTGGCAATTTACCGCTTTCCCATTGTCAAATATAACTCCAACCTCATGGTCGAACTTGCAGATTTCCGACTCGACCGTATCCACATTTTTACCCTTGAAATCATAATAGTTCGGGTTGCTTTTATTATTGTTTGTGATAATTCCCAACCGGTCTTTCGCTGCATTGTTACCATCTGCAAAAGAGGATTTCCACTCTTCATATGTCATATTGCCCGGTACATAATATGTTTTTCCATCTTCACCACGCGCTGCACGTTCTCCCGGCACTCCAAAATCATCTTCGAAGTATGGGCAGGTGCACCCGCGGCAATTCGGATGGAATGGCGGAGCTGTCACACCAATTTCATACTGGCTCATTGGAAAATGCTGCCCGTCCATAGAACCACAAAGGCTACATGTAAAACTATCTAATGTTTCCAATACTTCAAACTGTTCCACACCAAGTTCTGCAAAACAATCCTTTTGCGCTGCATTGGAAAAAGCCGCCTGTTCTGTCATAACCAAGCGACCCGCGTTCTGTTTTGATACATTCATCTTCCGTGCCAGTGCATCAATCGTCTTCTGCGGATCAGCCCCGGTGATGATATTCTGTACCATGGTGGCGTTCAATTCATTGACCAGCTTCTGTTTGTTCGTCCAGATCCGGTCTGAAAACGTTTGCCCGTCTGCCGCCCAAGGCTTATGGACCACTGTATCAATCAACCGGTCATTCGGAGATGCAAAACTCCATCCGGTTCCAATCCCCTTCTGAATTTCATAGGCAGTATGGAGAAACCCAGATTGATAAACATCACGGATTGTAGAATCAACACTATCAATCTGATTACCGAACATCACTTCCAATGACTGCTGCATTTGAAGCTTCAATGCCTCCAGCCGATTGATGTGTACTTTTGCGGAAGCATTTTCCAGTTCCTTCATCCACTGTCCATTGATAGCATTTTCTTTTCCATACCGTATGTACTGCTCGACATCCCATTTCAGTTCATCCAATTCACTGGAATTTAATAACCGACGTGCTTCCACAAGAGAAATCTCGTTATTATTTGCAAAGCGCTGATACCACGCATTGATTTTCGCTTCCATCTGCCGCTGCGCTACGAGATATTGCTTTTCGATATCCGCGTAGCACCGCAGGCCTTGCTGATGCTGGGATTCCTCTATCTGTTTGAAGCGTTTTTTCCAATATGCACCGTTTTTCATTCATCCTGCCCCGTATCGCCATCGTTGTTGTCCTGATTGTTATCTGTTTTATTCTGATTCGTAAATGCTCCCGAATACAGATCAGCTTTTTCCTGCGCTTCTTTTTCTTCTTTTTCGATCTGCTTCAATTCTTCATCTGCATCTTCCACAAGCGGATGATTTTTCAGAATCGTCTTTTTACTTACAATTCCTACGGAATCCTTGCAGATCTGCGCCTGCTCCGTATCATTCTTGATACAGGTACGGGTCCATGTCTGGATGATCGTACCGCACTGAATTCCAAGAGATTTGCAGATTGCCCGGACAAGACGTGCAAAACCAAGCTTAAACTCTGTTTCCATCAATCCGGTTTTCATCTCTAATAGCGAATACATGAACTTCAAGGCTTCGCCCGACTGATTCCCGAAGTTCTCTGGCTGTGGATCAAATCCCTGCCCCTGTTCAAAGATTGCCTTTCTGGTGGCTTCTAAGACACTGTTCCTGGCTTCAATCGGAATCTCGATATTGAGAGTTGACACTGCACCGCCCTCATCCCCATCTACTTTGATGGTCTTGTATTTTTTCAAATCAGAAAGAAAACTGTTCAGATCTTCGCCGCCGTATCCGGATAACACAAAAATCAGTTCCTGTATATCATCCAGATCATTAATAAAACCGCTGTAGACCTTGTCATATACGTCTATCAGCGGCTTAATGTTTCGCAGATCATCTGTATGTATATTGTTGTTGTAAAACGGAATGAATGGCACTTCTCCGAAGTCGTGCCGGTAATCCGCTACCATATCACCGTTCTCAGGATCCACGAACATATCATAATAGGTCAGCAGTTCCAATTTATCACCGGTTCTACGCCGGAATGCCTGACACTCTGTGTCTGTCCAGTATTCGTATACCGTGTAATTGTCACCGTTCGCGTCATCAATGTCCGGATACACCCGCATGGCTCCGATCAGCCTGCGTTTAAGGCTCCGGTCAAACACCGGGATAATCTGCTCACTCGGAACAACCGCCCACTCAAAGCCGTTATCGCCCTGCCAGTAATGCACCCAGCCGATAGCGGCATTGGCGGCATTTACACACAGTTCCATGCAGTTCTTGGCATATTCATCCCCCAAGGCTTCTGTGATGCGCTTATTGTTTGCCGTACTGCCTACATCGAACAGCGGCGGCGCGGTAAAAGCATAGGCGGCTTTCTGATTCACGATCAGTCCGTGGAAGTTCCTTGGAATCCGGTTGTCTGCGTTGCGCAGCGGATTGTCAGGTTCTTCTTTTTTCTCGTCTTTCGGCTTATCCCGAAACAAGATGTCTGTCTCGTTACGGTAATACCGATCTGCTATATCTGCCCGCGTCACAAACGCTGCATGACCGGGTTCATATTTTTTTATTAGTTGTTTCATTGTTTCAATGTCCATTTAATTTCTCCCACAAAAAATGACAGGCTCGTTACAGCCTGCCATAATACCTATCGGTATATTCAATTTCTCCATTACCCTCGCCGTATTTCTACAAGCAGATTGTATTCTAGTAACATCTCATATAGGTGCGAAAGTTCTATCTTTTCATCTGCCAATGCTTCGCCCCTAAAATTACATTCGTAATCAATTTCATTGCTCTCCAAAAATTTTCTTATTCCATCAACAAACACCTGTTTTATAGATAAATGGTTTATTATTGCCATAATCTTGTCAATATCTTTATTTTTAAATGTTGATAGCTTATGAAGCTTAAATGTATCTTTGCTCAAATCAATAGACATAGGGGTACGTTCTTTTTTCAATTCTTTACACATATCATTAATCAATGTAATTTGACGGACTAACATATATTTGGTATCTGCCGCAATTTTCCCTGTATCTTTATTATATCTCCAAGATTGATACATTGCACCGCCGCCAAGAATTATCGTAATTATCAAAGAAATAATAGCCAATACGTCACTATACATAAAATATCCACTCTCCTTTCATCGTTATTATATGGCAAAAGGAGAACTGCTACAAGAAGTTGTTCCGCAGAAATCCATTCTTTTTTCCTTTCTTTGAAATCATTATATCGATTCAATCATGTCTCTCATTTCAAAATACCAATACCACCGCGGTTCTCATCCGTGTAAATTGCATACCGAATAGCATCCTGCACATCATCAAACTGTTTTACCGGCTCCCCGGTCTTTTCATTCCAAACATACATATAGATCTCATTCCGAAACCGACCAACATCATCTACAATCCGCAGCTTGTTCTGCTTATACAGTTGTGCCACTCGCTCAATTCCACTTAATACGGCTTTATTGGCATTGACCGCCCGCAACCCGTTTTTCTTGAACTTCTTTACATACTCCGGTCGGGCAGAATCGCAATAGAATGGGATGTTGCCATACTCGGCTTTGATTGTCTGCGCCTGTTCTAACCAGAAATCTATTTCCTCAAACTGGCTGGCAATCTCTCTAATCAAATAATAGCACCCCTGTTCATCTTTGCCGATCAGCACGATGGCTCCGAAATGTTCATACCCCCAGTCAACTCCTGCAATATACTTTACGAAATTGACATTTTGCAGTTCTGCCCTGCTGATATAATGGATTTTCGCATTAAAATCCCGATATACGGCTCCTTCGCCCATTACCCACAGCCCGTCAATATTGCGATCATAAAACATCCCAGACGGTGTTGTTTCTTTCATATTCTGCTTATAGCGCTCTGACAAAAACGTGTTATCATCCAGTCTGTATTGAACCGCCTTGATAGTCTTTCCATCAGCCTTGTCGATGAAATCTTTCTTCAACCAGTGCTCTGGGTTGTCCGGATTCGTGTCGATCAACATCCTTGCCCCATTACCGGAGCATCTGGATTTGATCTCGTCAAACACCTCCTGCTTTGCCATTGTTCCTTCATTAATATAGGCTCCATATGCTGTCATTCCTCGGATGCGCCCCAAATCATTGATCTTGGAGTGACCGAAGCAACACACCTGCACCCCGAACAGCTTAAAACGGTTGAATTTGTCAAAATGAAACTCAATACCGTATTTATTGGAAAGTTCAATCAGTACATTTCGATTGAGTGCTCCAAGATCGGCACCCGCCAGTATATATTGCGGATTCTCCACGCCCTGTGCGGCAGCTATTTTTTTGATCCTGCGAAGTTCATATAAAAACAGATCATTGTCAAGAACCGTCTTTCCGGTACGTTTTGCTCCGTGGTTAATCAACATGAAATAATCACTGTTTACAGCAAACCGGAATGTATCAAGCTGTTTTGGCGTATACAAATCACTCAACATCTTTTAATGCACCCTCTATCTGCTCAAAGAATTTGTTCAGCTTGTTCTCTCGATCGTCCTTACCTGCATCCGCTCTTGATTTAAGTAGCGCGATCTCTGCTCTCTGCTTCTCTGTCGCAAGATTCATGTGATCTGTAAGCCACTGCAAGGCTTTCATCCGATCGGCAAGCTTGATGCTCGCGCCATCCTTGCCTTGCTTAACCTCTGACAGAATAGAGCCATCTACATCCGAACTGTCTTTAAATCGAACAGTATTAACAATCTTTGTCAACTGCTTCTCTTTACCAGTATCCGGGTCCTTTATCTTTACTGGACCATACATTGCCATAACCGGCACTTCCTCTGTTCCAAATTCAAGGAAATCTGTCACATCTGCAAATGCAATATCCATGTACTTCTGGAATACATCTGCTTCACTTAGAAACTCTCTGTTTAGACGTTCCTGTTTCAACCGGAAGATTTCATCCCGGATGTAAGTATTTGTAAGTAATTGATAGCCATTACTTTGTGCTGTACGATAGTCACAGCCATACGCTTTCTGATAAGCCTTGGTAGCATTGAAACATCGAATGTAATGTATACAAAAAAGCTGTTGCTTATCGGTCAAATCAGTATTCTGTATTATCTGCTTGACTTCATCAGCTACAGCCTTTTTCGTTACACTCTTTTTGCTTTCCGAACGTTCGCTTTTCTTTTCCGAACGCTCGCTTTGATGTTCGCCACCCCAATGATATGTACTTTTCCATCTCCGAACTGTCCCGGCAGGAACATCTAGTTGACTTGCAATCTCAACCAGCTTCATTCCACCATTATACAGTTCTCGGGCTTTCTCTGCCTTTTGGTTCGGATTCCTTGCCAATAGTATCACCTGCCTGTTTCTTTTATAGGGAGAAGGGGACATCCCTATGTTTCATGATGTCCCGATAGTTAAAAGACACAAAAAGCGCAAGGGGAATCATATCAATTTCCTCTTACGCTCTTTCACGCTACAATCATACCACAGATAAGTGTATCATTGTGTATCATCTTTCATTTTTTTGATCAAAATCTCATAATATCCACCCGTCGGATTGAAATGTTTCAATGCCCTGGCATGAATCCGATGGACCTGTGCCCACTGATATCCCATCTTCACACAGATTTCTTCCCAGCTTTGTCTCCGAAGGTATCTATATGTCAATACTGCCTTTTCTGTCTCATCCTCTAAACGTTCAATATCTGCAAATATCTCTGCATACAGATCAATGCGCTCATATCTTGCCTTGATCAGCTTGCGCTCCAACTCGTCCAGCCTTGCAGCATAGTCAGAGAGATCTTTCTGATCATGTGCATGCGGCATATCATCCATGACAAGCGCCGGTGCCATCTTATCCGCTCTTAACTGCTCAATTTCTTCCTCTATCCGGCGTGCAGCACTGACCGCCGGTGTATATGATCGCAGATACTCCTTTTTCAGTTCGTTTTCATTCTCCACTCTTCTCCCTCCCTGTTCAATTACTACTCTATAGTAATTTTAACATGAGGATTTAGTGGATTTGTACCAATTTAAAGTATCAAAAACAGCATCATCAACGTTTAATATTTACTCTTTTATACTTTCAAAAAAGCCATTAAAATTCTTATAAATTTCTTCGGTTCCCCATTTTTGAATACAATAATCACATTTATCGGCATCTTTTATAGACTCAGAAAAGTGGTCAATATTAATTTGAACTTTTTTAATAATTTCCTTTATTTCTTCTTTTGTTTGAAAATAATCAACAAAGTTTTCATATGCATCAAATAAATTATTAGAAAAATCAGAAAGTTCTTTTCCACAAATAACAATGTTGTCTTTCCACACCTCATAATCTGGACTTGTAGGCGGAAGCGTAACCCAAAATTCTGTATTACACTCTCCGTCTATGCATAAATAAAATTTATCACGTTCATAATTGATGTCTCTGATTTCTATAATTCGATCGTTATACTCTGCTGAAACTATGCCAATATCAAATTCTTTCTTTATGGAAAGTCCTTCTTTTTCCATAGTTTTTATAAAATCCTCTATAAATTGATTTACAAATTTTTCTTTCTTTTCCCTGTATATATTATCACTTTCACTCATTACTTGAAAAAAATCTTTAAATTTTTGTTTTGCTTCCACTTTTAAAGACAAAATTTCTTTTTTATCTTCTTCCCCCTTTTCTGCAATTTCTTTAAATTTTTTCATATCCATATTCATACCTCCTTTATTAGACTCAGTATACGCTTATTTTTATGAATATTCAATTCAAACATCTACTATCTACCACACCATTTTCAACTGCCCGTTCTGTTCCTCTACAATCCGCCCCATCCGTTGCTTAATGATCCGCTGCACGATCCTCCGCTTTCGGTAAAAGCAATTCCTGCTGATTGGGAGAATACCGTGGTGTGCTTCCAGCATATCGTAGCTTGTCCCGATCACGATGGACTCTGCCAAATATTCCGCTATGAAGCTGTCTACCTGATTGCAGATTTCGAATACTTCCTCTTCGTTCACAAGACATTCCCCCTTTCATTGTAGCAACAAAAAACCAAGTACTCCGGTTGGCACTTGGTTTATACTACTATTTTATTTATTAACTTTATGCAGAAACTTCATTGACTAATTGAATTATCGCAACAGCCAACGCTACCACTTCAGTAGCTGCCACTACAATCTGCATTACCTCAACTTTTTTATTTTCGGTCTTTCTTCTTTTGATTTTTAAAGAATATAAGATCTCAATTACTCCCTTCATTGCTCCAAAAATTCCAAACGCAAGTACGATAAACATAATAATATTTAAAATCACCTTGTTGAACTTGAAGATTATAAAAACCGAAGGAGCCGCAAGAAACAGTCCCGTAACTAGGTCATCACCGCCTTTGATATTATCTGTACTAATCTTCCCAATTTCTATTAATGTTCCAAAAATTCCGAAAAGTAACAGTCCAATTGCTAATACAATCTCTACCATTCTATTTCCAAATATCTTAAAATAGACTTCGAAAAATGCCACTAATACAAACGTTATGCCTAATGCAAAGCCATCTATGCTACTATCTATTTCTTCTGAAAATATTACTTTCTTTTCCTTATCTTTTCCCATATCGCTCCCCCATTTTCATGCATAGTATAGCATCCATACCAGCTATATTCAATTGTCAATGTTCACATTTTTCGACAAATATATTGTCTGTTCTGCCAAACCATATTCTAAACAAATAAACGTTACTTGATCCGCATACACTACATAATAGGAGGTGCTATATGATCGCTTGGTTTTGTTATCTAATTCTAAAATTCAAAGATTTTTCGCACAGTTTCACCGCAGACACATAAAATATATAAAACCTCTCTGGTGATCCCATGCAAAACTGTTCAAACCTTTATTTTCTTTCAACACTTGCTTGCCAGCTTGCCGACTGCATGTCAGATGATGAAATTGCCATCCTCGCTGCTGATCTAGTAGTACCGAGTGACATGTTGGCAAATATTACTGCCAGAAATGCAGTCTTTCAAAAAGAATGATTTACCAAGAAAAAAAGAGAGCCTATTTCTAAGCTCTCTAATCATTTCTATGCCACCTGCATTCTTCTTTTTGCCCGCTCAATAGCCACATCACATATGGCATTGACATAATCAACAACTCTATCAGGTCTCTGAAGTTCCGACTTTCTGCTTTCAAGTTCTGCAAGCCATTCATTTCTCAATCGATCAATTTCTTTTGGATCAGTGCCATCAAACGCAAGTAATAATTCTCTCGTCATTTCGTCAAGCTTTTCATTCATAAATATTTCCTCCCCACCTACTTATCCATAACATAGAGTGTCTCGCCGTCAAACGCTTTGTCTGCATATATTGTCGCACTTTTATTTGTATGAGTATTTTTCAGTTTGATCTGAACATTGCAGTCATTCTCATCTGATAATACATCCTCTATCCTATATCCCACATATCGCCGAAAATCTTCCCCACAATACATAGGTTCCTTGTCATGTACCTCTTCCGAATCTTCTGGATCTGTAACCACTATTCCTTCTCGTTGTTTCATAGCTGTCATGTATCCCCAATAAAAGGCATCTTCCTGCACACCATTGACATATTCCTCAATTGCATCCTGAAACCCAGAATAACCATCCTTTGTCCGTTGGCTTGCCATTGGCTGATTTTCCCTTTCATTCTCCATGATTTCAAGAATCTTCTCGTATCTTTCTAACACCGCTCTATCCATAACTAAGCCACCTCCCCGTATACTACCCGACATTTATTTACATTGCCGTTTGCAAGTTCCAGTTCAATGACTGTTGGATATCCGTTCTCCTGTAACCATTCTTTTACCTTCTGGAAAACGCTTTCCTTATACTGCATTGTCACACCATCATGCCCATTCCGGCTGTATGCTGTTCTCACGATTTCATCGGTAAAGAGATCCAGCTTCTGAATGATCGCGCTCACCGCTTTATCATGAGGTCTACCAGCTTCTGAAAAAATGCCAAGCTCTTTTGCAATACCCGTACAGTCCCACAATTTCGGTGTATCGGAGATTACCTGAACATTAACAGGATAACCTGAATCAGAATAAATTCTTACTACTTCTGCAGCTATGTACTTGGAATCCACTCCGGCATCATGCAGGGCTTCCTTGATGTTCTTTACCATCATATTCACAGATGGAAGTCTCTCTTTCTTCGCACTCTGTACTTTTTTGCTTGTCTTGCCTGCCTTGAACTTCTTCTCTACCTGGATGAAATACCGGCGCACCTGCTTACCTTTCGCATTACGTTCGAGCATTGCCATTTCCTTGGCTGTGTCAAGTTTGATGATATGGTCTTTCTTGTTCTGACCGGAAGGTGCCGAAATTTCGGCGGCTTGAAAATCCTCGTTTTCTACTGCATCAATATCAGAAAATCTTCTGTCTATCCATTCACGATATCGGCTTTTTACACCCAAAACTTCGTGAAGTTCTGAACCATATACTACTTTCTCTCCGGTGCTTGTCTCATATACCGGCACCAATTCATTTTCAATTACTGTTAAATTCTGCATTTTGCAATTCCTCCTTGCAAAAACTGGTAGAATCCCTTACAATACAAAAAGATTCCTAAGTTTATAGGTTTCACTTTTGAGCAAACACTCACTCGCCAAAGTTACTGTGTTTGCTCTTTTTCTTTACACAAATCTTGCTCAAGCAACTCTTTAATATAGCCTTTAATTGATCTGTCAGATGTTATTGCTCGAATCTTTATCTTCTTATGAAAATCATCATCAATTTCAATCACAACTCTTTTCATCTATCTGTCCTCCTTTCTTATTGACAATCTAATGTTATCACGTTGTATTTATACTGTCAATAGTATATTTATTTCACATAGTTATTTTTGTTGCTATTTATTGTGCTAACTGTTATAATTGTTATATCAAAACACGAAGGAGGTTTGCTATATGACAAATGGTATAATAGCTTCAAAAATAAAAGAATTGCGAACTTCTCTCCGACTCACTCAAGCAGAATTCGCTGAATCAGTAAATACAACACAAGCTGCCTTGTCAGGATATGAACGGGGTGACAGAACTCCATCCTTAGATATTCTATACAGTATTTCAAGAAAATTCAATGTATCAGTTGATTGGCTTCTTGGCAGAAGTAAAATAAAAGATTTATCTTTTAATTTTAACACATACTATGATGTTTTAAACATGTTTGTGAAGCTATGCTCCACAAAATATAAAGACGAAACTCGAAACCTTGTCGCTCCATCTATTGTCAACTCGTCTTCTAATATCCATTTTATTGTTAGAGACGATCCTGTCTTTAATACATTTTTTACAAATTGGCAAAAAATGTATACTCTTCTTCAAGAGAATGTAATTAATACTGACATATATAACCAATGGCTTGAAGGTGAATTATCTCAATACAAAGATCATCCGATAAATGGAATACCATTTTGACCCCCGCCTACGTCATGTAAGCGGGTTTTTTGATTTACTCTTTGTATGCTAAAATACACTTATCTCATAGCAGAAAGAAGTATCCGCCAATGTCAATAATGCAAAAAATACTCAATTTATTCAAACTACCAGACACTGCAAGTTCTGCCACAACTGTTCAGTCAACGGCCGCATCCACATATACTCCAAACCCTAAAATGGAGCAATACTATAGACGTGAATCACATAAAAAAGAAAAGAACTTAAACATAACCTATCAAGACGTGGCTATTTATGATATGAACCCATTTGATTTAAAATCGCCGTTTATTTCAGATGGAAATTTTGTATGTATTGCCCTGTCCGATCACAATCTGGACCTTGCATATAACTATCTTCATGCAGCCAATAATCTAATCAAACCATTTCAGAAATACTACAGAGATTCTATTTTACCCAACACACTCCGAACAGACACCGTATATGAAGGTAAACTACCAACATCTCACCTTCGGCTTACCCCATATACTTCAACCATGCGTAAATGCAAATATCCATTTTATCTATGGTTACATGATTTTGACAATCATGGGTATATGTTTCTTTACACACTTTACTTTGATCAAAACGGAGAATGGAAAAAAGGAGACTTGTCCTTTAACAATAATAATTCAACTATCTCCTATCAATTTCAAATCCGTAATGATGGGCATGAAAATTATGTACGTCGCATAGATAAAACTTTATATAGAGAACCATACGGAACAACTACGCTTTATATGGATGATCGAAAGGCGAATAAGTAGCCCTTCCACCAATATTACCACACCATTCTCAACTGACCATCCTGCTCCTCCTCAATCCTTCCCATCCTCTGCTTCATGATTCTCTGCACAATCCTCCGCCTCCTGTAAAAGCAATTCCTGCTGATCGGGAGAATGCCGTGGTGTGCTTCCAGCATATCGTAGCTTGTTCCGATCACGATGGACTCTGCCAAATATTCCGCTATGAAGCTGTCTATCTGGTTGCAGATCTCGAATACTTCCTTTTCGTTCACATGCATTCCCCCTTTCAATTTTTGGGCAAAAAAATACCAACCATCATATTTGACGATTGGCATTGTCCTATTTTTTCTTTTTTCGCAGTTCTTGAAATCGCCCTATTGCAATAAACAATGTGCTCAAAACCTGCATTATCAATTCTGCGACATCCACAAAATGCATTTGCATATTAACGTAATCGCTGCCCTCTTCTATTGTTCCATATTGTGCATACAAACTATCTACTGAAGATCCAGAACTCAAACTCTGAATTCCATAAAAAACATAATCAATTTTTTCCTTAATCACTCCAAAATCCAAATTATAAAATTCGTTCATCTCTATGTTCTTGATTCCAAACTCCCATATGATCAGAATCAACAATATGCAGTATCCACATATTTCAATTTTTCTTGCCATAGAATCTTTCAATTTTATACACTTAAAATAAATATAAAACAACACTGCAACAACTACCGCAATAGCAACTAACATTAAAAACATTGCAAACATATTTTCTTCTCCAAATTCTTAATAATATAGATATATTAACAAACCCATCGTCAATATTCAATTGTCAATGTTCATATTTCCCGACACAATTAGGCAAACCCAAATTTTCGGTTTGCCTAATGTTTATCAACTATTTTTATACAGCCATGCCACCTTTACGCCAAATTACATGATATGATTTCATCTGTCCATCAGTTTGCATATACTCGATATCTCTAGGATACCCATGCTCTACATACCAAGAACGAACCATATCTATAACCTCTGGAACATACTTTCTGACTGTTCCTTGCCATTTTCCTTTACTCTCCCATGTATCTGTATACATATTCTCAGGAATATCCAATCGACGAATAATCTCATTTACCGCTTTGTCTGCCGGCTTTCCTGAACTCTGATAATAAATTCCAACGTTTCGAGCAATATGTACCGTGTCAAAATATTGCCGATCTGCTTCGATCATAATTGGAAGTGTCACATCTGCCTTTTCGTAGAGCGATTTCGCTGTAAGAAGCTGTATTTTACTATCACATCCAGCCGCCGCGAGCATAGGTGTAAGTATCTTAACTGCATTATTTACTGCTGATAAACTCTCCGTATGCACGTTCTTGGTTGTTCGCTGTTTCTTCATCTCATAATGTCCTGTCTGACGTAATGCAGGAAGTACTTCATCGGCAACCCAATCTGTAAATTTTTCAGCATTTGGCTTGTGACTCTTGAATACTAACTTATAGACACCACTTTCTGTGATAAAGTTTTCCCCAGTATTATGCAATTTTCTAAAGTTGTATTTAGCAACTTTAGAATTTGTCAGCTTAACTACCTGTTTATCATTCATCTTAGAAACAGCAGCTTTCACTCCATTTTCTCCAATTTCCAAACAAGCGCCTACATGATACGGATTGAATAACACCTGTCCATCAAATTCAAATACTTCAACTTCGTTTCCTTCAAAAATCATTAAATCGTTCATTCTATTTTTCTCCTTGAAAATACGTCTATTTTATAGTTTACTCATATAGATTAAATGATAACTGGTTTATTTATGATATACAAAAGTACAACAAATTAAAAAATATATTGCTTTTTCTACATATCTATCGCGTCCTTATACCGCCTCTCCTGTAACAATATCCCAACGCTCATCCTCAATGAACTGATTTCGGATAATCTCGTCCGTCAGATAGTGCTCTTTGCTTTCGCTGGTGTTTCAACCGTCCATCAGCTTCCGGATCATGTCCTCCTGATGCAGCTCTGCGATATGATCCCGCACGCTTTCTTCCGGGAATGCGATCTGGTAGGTTCGCTCCTTGATCCGGTTCGTGATGCGGTCATCATACTGCAGCGTTTCCAGAGATTCATTACTTGTGAAAATCGTCACTTTCCGGTTTATATAACGCTCATTGATGATCTGGTACAGCTTGTCATTGATCCAGTCTGCCGGCCGTTCCACTCCGAAATCATCAATGACCAGGATATCTGTGGTGCAGAGTGCATCCAGCAAACGGCTCTCACTGTATTCCGCGTCCCGCCGCCATGTATTCTTGATTTCCTGCAGGATGGTCAGTGATACCGCAAATTTGACTGCGTAGCTTTTCATCAGCTCGTTTGCAATCCCTGCCGCAATCCTTGTTTTCCCACTGCCCTTTGTCTGGGACCAGATAAACAGTCCCATCCCCTGCTCCCTCTGGTTCTCAAAATCCCCGAGGTACGCTTTTATGATCCGGCAGGCATCCGACACTTTCTTCCTGCTGTCCCGCTCCCGGTACACATCCATCCGAAATGTTTTCAGTTCCATTCCCCTGAATGCTTCCGGGATATCCGCAAACCGCAGCCGCCGCAACATGATCGCACGCTCCCGGCACTTACACGGCACGGCTGTTTCAATACCGTCCTTTTCGGTCAGAATCCATTCGCTGCCCTTGCAGACTGGGCACACATCAGAACCCTTCGAAACATCCGGAACATCCGCGTTCTTCAAGCAGTTCGTTGAGCGCTTTTTCACGCGCTCCAGTATTTCGTTGATCATGTTTTTCATCTGCTGGTCCATCATCCACTCCTTCCAGGTATTGCATAAACAGGTTTTCTTTCAAAAAGTTCTCCGGGTTCTTGATGTACCGGGCTGGTGTCTTTTTCCGCTGGCAGGCAATAGCATAATTCTCTGCCGCTGCAATCAGGCCAGCTTCCGACACTCCGGCATCAACCGCATTGCAGTATTCCGTCTCTGCCAGATAACCAATGCAGGTTTTCGGATAGGCTGCGGCAAAATCTGCAAACCGTTCCACGGGGGATATAGGGGGTGTGTTTCTTTCCTTCTTCCCTTCTTTCTTTTCTTCTATTGTTGTCGTTTGAATGTCGTTAGAATGTCGGTTGCCTGTCGGTCGCCTGTCATTTTGCTTGTCGGTTGTCTGGTACAAATCGTACTTAACCACTGTAAATACAGTAAATTTGTTTGTCGTTTTGCTTGTCACTTCGCCTGTCTTTTTCAGATGTGAAATTGCGGTGCGGATTTCGCGCTCCGTAAGCCCTGTTTCGCCCGACAGCTTCCCGATGGATGAGACAAACGATCCACGTGGAACCGTTGTCCCTTTGAAATTTCCATCCTTCCAGTTGGCTTTCAGAAGCATATGGATAAACAGCCGGGTTGTATTGATATCTGTGTACCATTCCCATTCCAGTAGCCCGCGGCTCAGCTTTATGTAGTTGCCATCCAATCACTCCACCTCCCGAATCAGCACTTCTCGCCACCTTTCAAATGTCATTTTCATTCCGCCTTCACAACAATTCCATACACCTTATACATCTTCCGGAACCGGATCACTCCCATCTGGTGAGCAATCGTATGGTGCTCCCTGCACAGGCAGATCTTCTTATAACCCGAATCATCCACCTTCCGGCGGTTATTTCCCATACCGATTGCATCTTCATGATGGATTTCCCCATCCTTGCCGCAGATGGCACACTTTTTATGCATTAGGCAGTAATACAGATACCGCCCGATATCATCCGTCCGGTCAATCGCATTGTCTGAAAGTGGGATTCCCCACTCTAAAGCAAATTCCAAGATCGTATTGATAAACTCCCGCGCGGTATCCATCGAACAGTTAGAAAGGCTGAAATAAGGATCTCCTGTACGGATCATATGCTCATACTTCATCCGTTCCTTCATTTCTTCCGGTGGATAGCCTGTCCAGTCTGCAATATCCCGGATCGTTGCATATGCTTTCTTCCTCTGCTCCGCAGAGATATGCCGCCCATCATCAAATCGGATCTCTGCATTCTTGATCTTCTTTCTCTGGAGCAGACCACCAAGTTTCATTCCCGGAACGGAAACAACAAGATCTGTTCCATCACTGTTTTCCCGGTACTGCTTCACATCTACCATCGTATACATCAGTCATCACCATACTTCGATTTCAGACTGTTCAGCATTGTACCAACATCTTCTGCTGATAAACTGTCCCAAGTCTTTCCGTTGCTCGTGATCCAGTATTCAAGATTCACCTTATGTTTGATGCACAGGTCTTTCAGTATCTTAATATTTGCCGGGCTCGGCTTCTCCTCATTCCGAGGAATGATGTTGTTAAAAGGCTGCATTTCTTCTTTGAGCCACAGGTTAAATCCAAGCCCCGTATGAATTGCCACACACTTTACAAAGGACCGGCACATACTGTTCCATACCCTCTGCTGGCTCATGGAATTATCCTTGACCGGATTGGAGCCATTCATCACCGGCGACTGCATTTCATACTCATTTTCATCAATTACAACCTTAATTCGTGTCTCATAACATCGATTTGTATTTCCTTTACTATCTGTGAAATCTTTTGAAACCATGCGCAAAGAACTTCCCGTTCCCTCATCCGGAATCGGCACCCAGTAAACTTTCTTTGCACCATTCTCATGCAGCAGATCAATACATTTCGCCCAATTGAGATACGTCATTCCATCCCGTTCCTGGCAATATGGAGTTACGTCAATTTTACGCATTTCTTCCCACGATTTAAGTGCCATACATCATATCCTCCAACTTCATTTCCATCTGTCCATCCCTGCCACTTCTATATGCTGCAAGGATATTTTTATTGTTCTCCTTTTTCTTTTCCAGGCAATCACATGGTTCACCCGGATCAAGATGTGCCCCACAATAGGGGCAGGGTCTGTAATACATCACACCACCTTCCGGAAGCATGAAACCATACAATCTTCACAGTAGATTTCTCCGCCAACGTCATAACAATAATCATCCTGAATATGATCCCCACAGCAGACGCACACCGGCCGTTGTTCCAGCCATTCGTCCTGCTCATCCTCATGCATCCGGAAGAAATCATAATTATCCGAGATCGTTTCCATTGTCGGCTCCTTCCTGCAGCAGATCATAAATTGCCTTTGCTTCACCTTTTTGCAGCAGGTCATAGATCCAGTCCGCTGTCTCATCATCCTGCCCGTCTATCAGCACCGCATAGATCTGCTCCATCGGTTCGTCCATAAGTGGACACGCTGCTTCGGTGTAAATAAATGATCCTGCATTGTTCAGAATCTTTTCTGCGTCCTTGCAGTGCAAATACGCACTTACAAGCGATTCGATTTGACGTAAATTCATATTTTCCACTTGCACATTAAATATATTTCTTGTAAAATAAAGGCATAGCATTTTTAATGCTTATTTTTCTTTTCCTTTCGCGGGTACGTGAGATTCGAAGCTTTATTCGGATATTGCAGATACATACGCTTTATTTCACTGATGTGCATTTTTCTCCTTTCAACTGGCTTTCCGTAGCTGCTGTATGCGACGCTCGGTTTCCTTCCGCTCTTTTTCCACTCTCTCGAGTGTGTATGCCACATGTGCGATCACCGCGCCAGCAATTACCATTCCTGCGGCAATTATCCAGCCAACTCCTTCCGAGTCCATCGCAGTTGCACCAAACATCATAATTGCGACTCCTATTTCAAAAGCTCTTTGTTTCATGTTTTCTCCTTTATAGCTTGTCCGCACAGCCACCGCAGTGGCTACTCTACGCGCTTATAACCTGCGCCAAGCGCAAACTTGTCACACAACTCATCAATTTTGTTCTGAGGTATATCCTTGGGATCAATTTGTTTCCATTCACCGGTTTTAGAATCGATCACAAAGGTTCTGTATGTAGCTTTCTTTGGATATCTTGCCATAAGCCCACCTCCTGTTAATAGGTTATTAACTGTGCCTGTACGCGGTTCTTAATTTTCTGAATCTTCCATTTGTGATACAGCCAACTCAATTTCTTACTCACATCTGTTGAACGTGAAGATAAAACTAAACCCGCAAGAAGAATAGGTTTTGCTAATCCCAATGATGCTTCGGACCAGCTTTAGAAAGCAATTTTTGTCTTTCTAGCCGGAAATCACAAATGGCATCTACTTTTTTCTGCTGGCTTTGAACTTGCTTTTCAAGGTCAGCAATTCTTTTTTCAAGCACCTTCCATCTTTTTCTTGAAATCCACACTCTCTCATCTCCTTTCCGTTATTAAAAATCAAGCCACATATTCCCTCTCTATCAGTGGTAAAATACCTTCTTGCTTAAGAAGATCATAAAGGAACAGCCTTCCCTTCTGCGTCCAATATGCATGTTCTTTCGAATGTTGCACTCCATTTCCATCTGCATAGTTGTGCGTTTTTGCTTTCAAATATCCCTGTCCCTGATATTTGGAATACAGTACCCATATATCTCCCTGTTTATATTGAATTTCCATATCGTGAAGCATAGAATTAAACTTCTTTGCTGACATGCCATAATCTTTAGCAATAACAGTTGTCGTAATAAGATCTTTACACTGGAGAATCAGATCGTAATATGATGCCTTAGGCTCTAACTGTTCAATAACCTTCTGCTGTTCCACAACCTGCCCACCAAGGAATTTGCATCTGTCCTTTAAACTACTGATTGTCTGATCTGCCATCCTTAACGCTCTAGCAAATACCTGTTCCGGTGTATTCCATGCCTTCTCTAAATCGATAAGATACTGACGCACGGCTTTGCCTTCTGGTGTTCTCTGAATCATGCAAATCTGTTTTGCCATATCAACAGAAATGTTATAATCTGTAACCTCTCGCCTCACTTCTCTACTTCCTTCCATTTGAACCCGCTCAATTTTGAGCATGTTGAAATCCGTGCCTTCTACGAATCCATACTCAGCCATTCTCGGAAACCAATCCTTAAATGCTGTTCCAATATTCAATTTTTCATGTAACTCTCTTGCTGAAACTGTCTGGTTTTCCATGTCAATGTTAATTAAATCACTCATGTTATTCACCTTTCTCTATAAAAATTTTTCTCAACTCAACAGCTTCTTTGCTGTTCTGGAGAATACTCTCCTTAAAATCGTTACTATCTAATGCCACCAACTGAATGAGCAGTGACGCTTTCTTAAGACCTTCCTGTTTTCCACGTTCATATCCGATGCGATACGCTTCTCTTTCCTGCTGTGTCATAAATTCTGATTTGTTCATATTCCCGCCATTATGATTGGCATTTTCTCACTCTCCCTTCTTATGCAATTTGTTCGCATCCTTATTCTTTTCGTTGCTGCTGTTCACTTTTCCCAACCGACATGATATAATTCCTTTATCAAATCTTTGGAGGCTTAGTATGGATAACAGCTTACATAACCTAATCATGGACTCTTGTATGGATGAATCCGTAAAAATAAATCAGCATCTCGACTTACTTGCCGAAGAAAATAGCGCGTCTTTGCGCCGCCAGATAGCAGCATTAGAAGATATTTCTAACCATACAAAAGATCAAGCAAATTCTTTAAAAGAGCATGTTGACCTATTAACTGAACAAGTCAACATCGCACACCAAAACGCTATTGATGCTAAAAAAGATGCTATTTTCTCTCGTGTAATATCTATCATCTCCTTGCTTATTAGTTTTCTGGCATTTATTTTTTCAATAATATAGCCACTACAAATGCAATCATAGAAACTACTAAGGATAGATATGATAAGAACCAAGTTGGAATATTATCAAACCACTTGATAAAAGACTCTATAACTTTTTTGATGATCTTCACATTCTCACTCTCCTTTCTATCGTGCACGTTTTGTACTCTTATTGGTCAAAAAAAATAAAGTTGACTGATCTTTTGTAATACTTTGCGAGCCTCATTTTAATATCATCACGAGGTATACGCTCTCCCTGCTCATACATTGCCAAAGCAGAAGTACTTATTCCACAAGCTTTCGCAACCGTATCTCTGCTTTTATCTCCTCTTAATTTGAGGAGACGTTCTGCAATCGCTTGTTTATTCAATCTCCCACCTCCTATATTTTTTGTGCACGTTTCGTGCTTAGTTTTAATATACACGTACTGTGCACATATGTCAAGCACAATTTGTGCATTTTTTTATTTACTTTAATACACGATGCGTGTATAATATGCTTAAAGATATACGGAGGTATTAAGCATGGCTCAATTTGATAAGATATTAAAATTATTGAGAAACGAAAAAAATATGTCCCAGCAAGAACTCGCTGATGCCCTTGGAATATCCAAAAGTTCTATAAATATGTATGAGCGAGGCGAACGGCAACCAAATTTTGAAGTGTTAGAAACAATTGCCGATTTCTTCAATGTAGATATTGATTATTTGTTAGGACGAACAAACAAAACAACCAAAATAATAAATCCAAACACCATTGCTGCACATTTTGACGGTGATGAATACACACCAGAGGAACTCGATGAAATCAAAGCATTTGCAGAATTTGTCAAGTCCAAAAGAAAATAGTCCTTTTTATTGGACAATACATAGTTTAGAATGCGGTGGAGGTGATCCTAAAATGAAAAATTAAACCTGTACTTTGACAACTGAAAATGGCTATAAAAGGTCTAGTTTACTTTTTCTACAGCCCTTTCCAAGGCATGATATATTGGTTATATCGATTACTATCTGCTGGGAAAGGAGCAGATATGAATTATTACAATGCTAGCGGACAAATGGACCTGTCAGATCGAATAGCAATAGAAACTGGGATATGCATCGGGGAGTCATTCAAAAAAATAGCAAAAAGACTTCGCAGACATCCATCTACTATTGCACATGAAGTTAAAGAAAACAGAACCTTCATTAAAGGTAATTACCCGAATGGAAAAGATTGCCGCATGGCAAGACAATGCACAGTAAGGAATTTGTGCGGCTGTGATGAAGAAGCCTGTAATACAAAGTGTAGACTTTGCAGAGAAGTGGATTGTACCAAGGTATGCGATAGATATGTATCAGTTGCTTGCCATAAGTTTGATTCGCCTCCGTATGTTTGTAATAACTGTAAGGATAAAAAGCTTTGCAACAAAGATAAGTATATTTACAGTGCGAAATTCGCTGATGCAGCTGTAACTCGTCGTAGATCGGAGAGTCGACAAGGAGTTAGACTTTCTGATGAAAAGAAGGTAGAATTGGATGAACTTGTGACTCGACTTGTTAAGAAAGGCCAGCCTTTAACACACATATATGCAGAACATGAAAATGAAATGCCAGTGTGTTTGAGAACACTTTATAACTATATCGATGAAGGTGCCTTATCTATTAAAAACATAGATTTAAGAAGAAAGACAGGCTACAAACCACGAAAGAAAAAGTACAACGATATCAATGGATTTCACTCAATGGAGTATAGACAGTGTAGGACATATGAGGATTTTGAGTATGCGATGAAATTCAAATATTCAGAAGATGAAGTAACAGAAATGGATACTGTAAAAGGCGTTAGAGAATCTGGAAAGCGTTTGCTTACAATGATCTTTAGAAAGAACAACGTAATGCTACTATTCCTGATGCCAGATGGAAAAGCAGAATCCGTAAAAAGGGTTCTGGACTATCTCGAGACAGGATTGGGAATAGATGTTTTTAGACGGTTGTTTCCGGTTATATTGACTGACAACGGCAGCGAATTCAAGAAGGTAGATGAGTTAGAACTTACGCTGGATGAGGATGGCTTCCTAGTTTATAGAACAAGCCTTTATTACTGTGATCCAATGGCTTCATGGCAAAAAGGGTGTATCGAGAAGAATCATGAATTTATTCGTTATGCCGTGCCAAAAGGAAAAAGCTTAAACCCATACACGCAAGAAGATATGACTTTATTAATGAATCATATCAATAGTGTAAAACGTCCTGGACTTGGAAATAAAAGTCCATACGAGCTCGTAGAAGAGGATGATGAAGATTTCAAAGCATTAATGTCATTATTAAAAATGCACCTCATCCCGCCAGATGAAGTGCATTTAATGCCAGATTTATTCGTTAAAAAGTAATTAGAACGAAGCTGCAGATAGTAATCGATTTGTCAATAGGTATTAAATAGACGGGTCGCATTTACTTTTGCATAACAAGTAGCCAGCCGTCTGTTAATCATGCAAACAAATATATACCTGCTATCTGGAATGCCTTAATTATAGCATGATATTTGAATTTGAACATCCATTATTAGGGCTTTATTTGACCTCAGAACAGAATTTTGATTATTAGACGTATTTTCAGTTGGGTTTTAGTTTTTCATTCAAGGTGTGGAAAATGCAAATATTGCGCAATATTGGTACTATGAATATGGATTAAATTATGCGAATGAATTAAAAAAGCTCTACTCATCCGATATATTAAGAATTTCAAATGTCAATATTTCAAAATTAAAAGTTGCGGATTTAAAAAATATACTTCGCCATTTTAATCTCCCATTATCAGGTAAGAAAGCTGACTTAATGAATCGGATTTTAGATAATATATCATCAGAAGATTTATCTTCCTTTTTAGGCGATTCAATTCATTATTTTTGTGCAACAAATAAAGGAATTTCTCTCATCGAATCGTTAAACGATTCGGCAACTTTCAATTTAGAGTTGGAGAATGAAGCCATTTCTTTAATATTAGATTATGATTATGAGGACGCTTTTAATTTAATTTGGGATTACAAAAAGCAGACACCTGCTGAAAAGAATACTCATTATGAATACAGCTCCAATATGGATGAAACATATGATTCTATAATGACCCCTTGTGGATTCTTTTATACATTAGAAAAAGACCGCGATATAGAGGAAAAAATAAGAGCAGCAATAGTCTTTTGCAGAATGTATGGCCTAGGGCAAGATAAAATTCGTAAACTAATAATGAGAATTTACAAAGAAAATGATCATATTTTTTCAGAAGATGCAAAAAATTTGATCAATGGCAGACTTCTATAATACGTATACAAGTACCTTGACAATATAATACACTTACCCGGGAAGCCGAGGAACGGTTGCATCTACTCCGAGCCTGTGAAGGGGGATGATGCCGATGGTTACATATTCTGATCTATTCACATTTGTGATAATGATATGTGCTATTGTTACACTAGTTTGTAATTTCAGACATAAAAAATAACCGTCCAGCTCCTGAGAAAAGTTGACGGTTATTTTCCATTGATTTTTCGCCGGAGTAGATAGCTGACACCTATCTATCGGCTTTCCTGTTAAGTGTATTATATGTTACATTTACACTTTTGTCAAACTAAATACCGCCCTGCTCTACCAAAGCAAGGCGGCAAGCTCCCGAATGATACAGAAGCCCTAGACAAGCATATTGTATCATTCTCGGAGCAGCTATGCAAGCGGAACACCCGTTCCACGCTGGCTGTTATTTTTGTACCCAAAAACATACACTATAGAGAAAGAGGTGTAATATGCCATGAAAGAAACCTTATCTGAACGCAAAACCGGCGCGATCTACATCCGTGTATCCACCGACAAGCAGGAAGAACTTTCCCCGGATGCGCAGCTTCGTCTGCTGATGGATTATGCGAAAACCAACCACACCGATATCCCCATGGAATATATTTTTCAGGATAACGGGATCTCCGGCCGGAAAGCAAACAAACGTCCTGCATTTCAACAGATGATTGCACTGGCGAAGTCCAAAGAGCATCCGATCGATACGATCATCGTCTGGAAATTTTCCCGTTTTGCCCGAAATCAGGAGGAATCCATTGTGTACAAATCACTCCTGAAAAAGAACAACGTCGATGTGGTGAGCGTGTCCGAGCCACTTATCGACGGACCGTTTGGCTCCCTGATCGAGCGGATCATCGAGTGGATGGACGAATACTACTCCATCCGCCTCTCCGGGGAAGTGATGCGCGGCATGACACAAAATGCGCTGCGTGGACATTATCAAGGGGATGCCCCAATCGGCTACCAGTCCCCGGGCAATAAAAAACCTCCGGAAAAAGATCCGAAAACCATACAGATCCCGATCATGATGAAAGATCTGCTGCTCTCTGGCTCTTCGCTGCTGCAGATTGCGCGAAAACTCAACGAGCATGGCTACCGCACGAAACATGGAAACCTCTGGGATGCTCGCGGCGTGCGCTATGTACTGGAAAATCCGTTTTATGCCGGTATCTCCCGGTGGAACTATACGGATCGGGGGCGACAACTAAAACCGGCAGATGAAGTTATATACACCAAAGGCAACTGGGAACCTTTGTGGGATAAAGCCACACTGGAAGAAATCAAAAAACACCTTGCCATGAATATGCGAAAAGCAAAGTCCAGAGATGTATCCACCGCCAAACACTGGCTGAGTGGCCTGCTGATCTGCTCCTCCTGCGGTGGCACGCTGGCATATTCCGGTACAAAAAACAGCAGAGGTTTCCAATGCTGGAAATACACGAAGGGATTTTGCAATGAATCGCACTACATAGGCATTCGCCCCATTGAAAAAATGGTGATTGAATATCTGGAAAACATCCTGCACTCTCCTGCAATCGTTTATACGGTAATCTCCTCTGCCTCCGCTGATGCAGACTCCAAACTCGCGGATCTTGAAAAGCAGTTACAAAAAGTGGAAAATAAAGAAAAGCGGATCAAAGCCGCCTATTTGAATGAGATTGACTCATTAGAGGAATACAAAGCGAACAAAGCCGCGCTCTTAAAAGAACGTGCAGCCATTGAAAAAAATATCAAACTGCTGACGATTTCAAACACCGACATGTCTAAAGAAGAAATGGACAAAAAAATGAAGCAGAACATTTCTGCTCTGCTTACAGTCTTACAGGATGATTCCGCAGATTATGTCCAGAAAGGAAACATGATGCGGAATGTCGTTGACCACATCGTGTTTGACCGCGGAAACACAAGTCTCGATATGTTCCTAAAGCTTGTAATTTAGCGGGTTTCAAGGCATTATAGGGTATTACGATACGGTGGTCCCGATGGCGAAATGGGAGCTTCCATGCGCTATCTGGCCCAGCGGTTTTCTTTTGCAAATCCGCGGATTGCCGGTGTACTTACCGACATCGGAACCGAGGAACTTGCTCACCTCGAAATGATTGGTGCGATTGTCCGCCAGCTGACACGCGGACTTTCCGCCAAAGAACTGGAAGCTTCCGGATTTGCACCATATTATATTGATCACACCGCAGGTGTCTGGCCACAGGCTGCGGGTGGAGTTCCATTTTCCGCTACCGAATTTCAGTCAAGCGGTGATGCCATTGCTGATCTGGTGGAAGATATGGCAGCAGAACAAAAAGCAAGAAAAACGTATGACAATATACTGCGTCTGGCAAAAGATCAGGAAGTTGCTGATCCAATCCGCTTTTTGCGTGAGCGTGAAATTGTGCATTTCCAGCGTTTTGGCGAGGCTCTTCGTCTGCTGCAGGAAGAACTGGACAGCAAAAACTACTATGCTTTCAATCCCAATTTTGACTGTATGCAAAACACTACACGATAGGACAAAAGATAGCCGCCCCTTTCACACCGGGCGGCTATCTCAAAAGGAAACACAATAAATCACTATTATTTTTACTTAAATACCGGATTCATCGCCTCAATCTTGCGGATGATCTGCTCCAGCTGATAAGCATTGTTTCCGAGCTTGCTCATATTTTTGAGAGCCTCACCCTTCATCTCATGGATACTTCCCACACTGTACTCCATACGTGCCCGCAGTTTCTGCCGCCTTGTCAGCAGTTCATGCTTCAGCTCTACCATCTCCCGGCTGTCGACCAGCGCATTTGCATGTGTCAGCCATACACGGGTATCATACATCCGCAGCCGTGTCAGATACTGCAGAAGATTCTGCGTATAATAATCCAGATCATCACTGGTTTTACGGAATGTTTCCTTTTCCCGCGCTTCCTCCTGATACTGTCCATATAAAAATTCCAGTTCTTTCGCATTGCGGACATGATATTTTTCACAGATGAAATCCACCGCGTTTTTCGTATTGACATAGCGGATCTTTACCCGGTTCTCCAAAGTAATCGCCTGATTGCGGTTGACATCCGCCTGACGGATCTCTCTTGTGGAATCCTGATAACGGATCAAAATAAACGCGCCCGCTCCCACAGCTGCAAATCCCATAATGGTGAAAACCAGCTGCAGATCCCTGTTCAGATACCAGGAAAGTATTCCCACAAAAGCAAACAACGTAATAAATACAGCTAACAGATAGCATGCTGCGGTACGGGTTACTTTCTGTACCTTTGCGGAATCTGACCGCTGCATGGACCATTCCAGTTTTTTTCCTTCCAGATATGCCATATTTCTCTTGATCGCATCCAGATCTGCCTCATTGGCTTTCAGCCGGCGGATCACTCCCGGAAGATTCTCTTCTTCCTCCTGCATCTGCGCAAACTGCGTATCTGTCAGCCGGCGTTTGGTTTTCAGGAAATCGGTTCTTTGCTTTTCCAGCTTTGCAACCTGTGTGGCGCACTCAAGAATCGGTTTACGCTCTGCGTCCGTCAGGTCTTCGAGAATCTGAATATCTGTCAGATAATTTGTCACCAGCTGATATTCCGATTTACTGTCTTCAATATCCTTAGACGCCTGAATCATCTGCTTACACAAATCCACTACATATTTCTTTGCCTGCGCCGCGTCCGACAGATTCAGTTCTTTTACAATGTTTTTTGTCTCAAGTTTTGCATACTCGCTCTGATCATATTGTGAGAAACTTCCTGTCTCACTTTCTTTATTCTTTTTTCTATGAAATAAATTTGAAAAAATCATATGTTATACCTTGCAGCTCCTTCGATAATCTTTCTTCCACTGAACAATCACATCCATTACTTCTTTCCTTGCCTTCACCTTTTGGGCACCCCCGGTCCGCTGCGCCAATTCTTCCAGATGGGCTTCAAACTGTTCGAGTTTTTCGCTCTTACATGCGATGGAAATTTCATTTCTGATTTCCTGCTGATTTTTCTCCTCCACCTGATATCTTTTTGCAATTTCCGCAAACGCTTCCTCATCATGCCGGCAGCGGCAGCACATCAGGCACTCCCGGAGAGATTCCTTTTGTTTATTCAATGCATATGCCTTCTCAAAGCAGCGCCCTGCCTCTTCAAACAAAAAGAGACGTGCATACGCCGTTCCGAGGTTATGCCAGAGATTTCCCCGCAGAACCTCACTGGTTTCCTTCATATCTGCTTCGTCTAACAGATGTTTATACCGGTAAATAGCTGCCAGATATTTTTCCTTCTCCATCAGCTGGTCTGCCCGGATCTTGTCACGCTCAAAATCCGACTTCTGTTCCATCTGCCGGACCGCAAAAACGATCTCCTGCATTTCTTTCATGGTACAGTATGCCGTATCCTGCAATATGGCAAAAACAAAATCGGACAATTTTCCTTCCGTGCGGATATTCTCCCTGAGTTTTTGTGCGAGTTCGACACGATGCATCTGTTTTTCCACCCATGTACATAAACTCTCACACATGAAGGAATGATCTAAAAGATACACATTTCCGGAAATATAATAGCTGAGTTCTTCCATGGAATATATGTTTATCCCGGTTTCCTCTATATAATAGGGCAGAGCCGCAATTGTTTCATGACAAAGTAATAATTCACCCAT